TTATGCACAGGCTTAATCTTGTATTCGCTTGTGCATTGCCGTTTGTTCATTGCCGTTTCGCCGTTCGGCTTAAGCAAATGCCATGGAACAGATCGGAACGTCTGCCCTGTTGAATTTGTGCCAGAAATAATGTCGTCTCGGATACTGCCCTGCGTTACCCGATATACCGGGAACGGATGCGGGCATTTTTGAATTTCGGCATCTAACCAATCTAGCCACTCGTACACTTTGCGCGGTTCCCAACCTGTGTCGGCAAAAATGGCGGCCTCAACCGGCTCTAGCTCACCGTGGGCAATCATCAGCGCAAGGGTTGATGACTGCACTCCAGCGCCTAATGACAAAAACCGTTTCATAGCCGCTCCTCAAAATCTATGTACCGCCAGCCGAGGTACTCGGGCTTAACGGCGTATACGTCATAGTCGTAACCGCGTTCCTTGTCGGTGATGCGCCGCACCACCCAATCGGGGAACGTCGTCGCAACGTCTACCAGCGCCGCTACGGTCATGCTGGCGTTGACGATGTAGTAGTAGTCAGGGCGAGGGTAAGCAGCATCAAACGACTTTTTGGCGCAGATAGCGGCAGTCTCAAACGGCCATGCCTGATATCCAAAATCGTGCTTGATGTGTTTTACCTCTATTCGTTTATCAGATGCGTATATATCGCCCTTATCAGCGTACTCTGTCCGATCAGCAAAATTTTTGGCGATCCGACGTTTGGGCAGCGTCACCGTATGCCCGATGTTCAGAAGGTAAGTCGCCACGACAATTTCTGCCGGGCGACTTGCCCTAAACCTCGCCTCAAAGTCAGAATGGGGTGTCAAGGTCATCCCAGTTGTTCTCTGTTATCTCGGGCTTCTTCGTGGCTTGGTGCTGCGGCTCGCCTTGCCGCGACAACTTGCCTTCGCCCTTCGGTTCAATCTTGATGCTCATGTACTTATCACCCGTCTTTTGCGAGGACTTGATCCACGCCGACAGGTTGTAATCCACGTTATTGATTACCGCCGATCCACGGTAGTCGGGACGCTTGTCGTTGCCGTCCTTGTTGTTCTTGAATAGGACGCCTTTCATGTTCGGGTCGTAATTCACAGTTTCAGCTCCTTCAGTTTGGTAACTTTCTCGTCTAGTTCTGCGAGGAACTTGCGTACCTCGTCCTCCAACTCGGCAATGCGTTTAACGTCACGCGGAACCCGCACGATCAGCATTTGCAAATGCTCGGGTAGGCGGCTGTCGTAGCTCACAAAGTCGCACCACGGGCGGTTTGTGCAGGCCATCTGCCATTGCATCTGCGTCACATACTTCTCGGGCGGCTTACCGGCTAACAGGTACTCCAAATGGGTTGCCGTATTGGGACACTTAAACTCCACGCAGCCTTCGCCCACCAAACCGTCTGGGGACGCCCCTGACATGGCTACCGTCGGGTGGTCTATGAAGCCCACCTCCTCCACCAACTCGCCTGTACGGGCGCTGTAGGCGGCTCTAGCGAGCGGCTCTTGCTCTACGCCCCACTCCATTGCGGCGCTGCTAAACCCCGCCGCTTTTTGGCCGGTCAGCCGTTCCACAATCAGGTCGGCCATATAGTTGTCGCGAGAGGCGCTGTAGCCGCTTTTGGTCTTGGCGACCACATCAGCCACGCGAGAAGCGGTGACCTTGCCTAGCCGTGCTGCAAACCAATCGTCTGTGCGCTGTTCCATTACTTTTTCCTCACCCAAACAATATCTATCTCTTTAATTGGTTCTTCGTCATCAGCCAATTCTTCAAACAAGTCGCACGAATCGTAAGCACTAACTGGTTGCGCTTTCGCCTTTTTATACGGCGGCCATGAAAACGCACAAAACCCCTCATCGTGTTGTTGATCAACGTAATAAATGCAATTACCGCAACATCGTTCGTCTTTATGCTTGTTCATGCTGCCTCCGGGCCGGTCAGTTCTTTCTTGCGGGCGGTAAATTGGTCAATGTGCGTCATGCGCTGCTCTTTGGTCAGGCGCTTAAACAGCTTGGTCAGTTCTTCCACCGACACCGCCCCGTTAATCAGCGCGACCAGATCGGGGTCAACCTGCGGCGCTGACCCTTCAGGCAAGTCCTCACCGCTGAAGATGTAAAGGCCAAGGCCGTGCAGCGCGATGCACTTGGTCAGGCAACGCATGATGGCCGTGTTGACCGCGAACGAATCGGGATCAACAACGCTGCGGTTACGGTTGTCCATGACGGGGAGCAGGCAAGTTTTGATGTCGCCCTTAATCTCCACGCTGACCTTAACCATCGCCGTGTTGTTCTTGAGGTAACACACCGGCATACCGCCCTCGTACTCATGCACGACGTAGCGGGCAGCCGGGTCAATCTTGAGGACTTCAGCCCACGCCCACGCCCATGACAAGTACGACAGGTTGCCTTTCTTCTCAACGTGATCGTTGACGTTAATTTTGAGCAGTTCGCTCATTGACCTTCTCCAGTTGTTCGTTAATAACGGCCATCAATTCGGTCAAAGCCTTGTTGCAAGCGTCTATGCGCTGCTGTTCTTCTAACCATTGCTGCTCCAGCATCTGATCCATGTGATGCCACCAGCTATCGTCGTCGTTCCAGATGTCATCTTGCATGGCTGGCTCGCTCCTCTGCCGGGGTGCAGCCACCGTCGCCGCACGGGTCAAGAATGGCTGCTGTGGCGTATAGCACTACAAGCAGGATGGCTTGGGGTAACCAGCGGCTCATTAGTAATCCTCCCCATAAGGGCCATTCATCAGCGCGTCGTTGATGGCGATTTCTTCAAACAACCAGATCGCGTCTGCGTCAAGGTCGCAAATGTCTAGCTTGATGTCGTGGTTGAGGGATGCGGCAACCTTGTCGTTGTCCAAGAAGATGCCGATCAGGTCGGCAGCCTCAAGGATGATGCCGCCATCTGAATCTTGGGTGTACTCCACGCGCACCTCAAACTTGTTGCCGAGGGCGTAGAACGTACCGAAACCGTGGAATGTGTCTTTGCGAGGCATATCTGTTGCTCCTGTTGTGAGGGGCGGCTTACGCCGCCACCTCTCTGACCTTGATGTAAGCATCAAGATCAATGTTATGGTCAAGGTTGTACCGAACAGCGATCTTTTGCGCTTGTTTGGCAATTTGCCGCAGAACCGTCAATTGCTTACGGTCGGACAAGTCGTTGCTTTGCTCAACTCCGCGTAATGCATCAACCAGCGCATCAAACATTGCCATACCAGCAATGTCGCTGCCCGGCAGATAAGCCATGTCGGCGAAATATTCGTTATCAAATTTGCGAGTCATTGTTATATCTCCTATCTGTGGATGCGTTGTGTCTATCAACGGTTCCTAGTTTAGCAACCTAAACGCTTATGTCAACACCCTAGGCAAAAAAAGTTTAGACGGATAGACTCCTGCCGCATGGACATACACAAGCTCATCAAACGATACGGCAGCCAGCAAGCCGTTGCTGCGGCGCTAGGGGTAACCAAAGGCGCTGTAAGCCAATGGGTCAAGGCTGGGGCGATCCCTGCGGCTAGGTTGTGGCAGATCAAAGCCGGGGCTGTAAAGCCGCCAAAAGGACGTTAGTGGACGCTAAAACGAAAAGCCCCCGAGAAGGGGGCTTGACGCTGCCGGGGGAATGGCATTACGCTGAATATGCAACTTAGCGTGGTCAGGATTCTGACGAGCCGTTCTGGTTCTGTCAACAACCCCATCACGCAGCCCCTTGACATGGGCCAAATCTGTCAGCGGAGGGCCGGTCGTTTGGATCGGGCTGGATACCGCTTACCAAAGTCCAGCGGGCCTAAACACCGTGGCTATACGGGCATAGGCTTGGCCTCGCTGCCTTCCGCAGAAGTGGGGGGTAGGGGGGCCATTCCCGGGCTTCCGAGCATTGGGGTATTAAGACATGGGTAAGATGACAGAAGCACAGAGAATACGGGTAGCAAGCAGATACGTCAGGGCAGTCAGAGGTAGAGGACTGCAATCTGGTGAATCGCCAATTAAGTTAGCCGTAAAACTGTTAGCAGAAATGCACCATGCACCGTGTATTGGGGTGCCAGAAAAAAACATTGATTACCTAGACAAGCACCACGCGGTGATGTTGGAGGTAATTAGCGCAAACAAGCACAAGTTGCCGAAGCGAACTAAACGCGCGAAACCAGAGTTTTTAGAGAGTTTTGCGTGGCGCAAAGTGCGAATGGAGGCCTTGCTAAAGTTTGGCCCCAAATGTATGTGCTGCGGCGCTACCCCCGCGACTGGTGCGGTTATGCACGTTGATCACATCAAGCCCCGCCTAACGCATCCAGAATTAGCGTTAGAGATTGATAACCTCCAAATCCTTTGCCATGAATGCAACCACGGGAAAGGTAACTGGGACAGCACCGATTGGCGGGGGCAATATGGGTGATGAATTCACTTACTTTCCGACTAAACAAGCTCAACCGGAAAAGCCTAAACCTAGTCACAACCTAGAACACCAGTTTCACTCTAATCAGGCCATGTGGAATTCGGCAGTACAGGAATCCCCGCTGAACCGCTTAAAGTTCTACGACGCACAGTTAGCCAGAGGCGTTGAGGTCAACCGTGATAGGGTCGCTGAACTGATCCGAGAGGCTGGCGCTG